CGATAAATCTCTGCCCGCTTTCTCCGCCTAACGTCTTGTTTATCTGGTCGCGCACGGCGTCCTTCGATAAATACGCGGTGAAGCCGCCCTTGTCCTCTTCTGCCGGAATGATTGATGTATTTTTAATATTTGCCATATTGTCAGCCCCCTATTCTTTCCATCTTCACGCCGCAGCGTGTGATATAGTCCTTTATTACTCTGTTGAGCTCCGCTTTCTGCTCTTCGGTGATGATCGCGCGGAACCCCTTGCCGTCAACCGTCATTATTAAAACGTGTGTCGGGTCTCCCGCAATAAACGGGTCAATTTCCGCCGTTAAGGTTTCGGGGGTAACATTGTCCGCCTTTACCTCTTCGGGGGCTTCTGTGGGCGCTGTGGACGTTTTGGCGGCGGCTTCTGCTGCCTTGCGTGCCGCTTCTTCTTCCGCGAGCCGTCTTGCTTCTTCCTTGCGGCGCTGGATATCCGCCTGGCGCTGTCCCTCTGCGATTGCCCTGTTGATATCAAGGGTCCGCTTGTATTCTTCGATAGCTTCAAAGCTGAACGCGTCAAGGCGCTCGAGCGTGTCGAGGTTTGCTTCGATCTCTTCGCGCTTCGCTTTCATTTCTTCCGCAACCTTTGCAAGCGTAAAGGTTTTATTTGTCCAGCGTTCGTTCTGTATCTGATCAAAGCAAACCCACTCAAGCCCCGCGAACTCTTCCTCGAAAATCGCCGTACATTCTGCCAGCTTCGCCGCCTTTTCTTCGGCTTCAAATGCCTTTATCTGCGCGTCGATCGTTCCGGCGCAATCGCCCACAATGTCGACGAGCTCTTTCGTCTGGCTTTCCAGCGTGTAGAGCTGCGCGAAAAGCTCTTTTTTCTTCTCCGCAAAGCTCTCTTTCAGAGCGGCGCTTGTCTTGTTAAGCTGCGCCCGGTACTCTTTCGCCGCCTTAATATCGTCAGCCGTGAAAACCATTGTTTTATATGTCTTTAATGCTTCGGCAAGCTCGGTCTTGATCGTTTCAAAGTCCTGTATAATCAGCCCGCCGTCCTCTGCCTTAATGATTGAAAGCTCCATTTTGTTACCTCTCTCCTTTTCAAATGTCTAAAACAAGCGGCGGTTCCTTGTCCGCCTTGATGTACTCCGCGAACTTCCGCTCTTTTTCCATCAAATAATCAATCTGCTTTTGTACTTCTTCGTCGCGCTCAATGCGGTAGCGGTTTGTTTTGGTGTCGATCTCCTGTCCCTCGATCTCATACCGCAAATAGGCGGATAATATCGCAAAATCGGCGTCCGTTACCGCCAGGTAGTGCAATAACTGGCAATAGTAGTTTTCGGGGATCCCGTTCTGCCATTTTCTCGATTGAGAAGCGCTGTTGATTGTCGCGGTCTTGATTTCCAGAACGCCGCGCCGGTTCGTTCCGATCTCCAACAGCCAGCCGTCGAGACTTGCGTGTGCAAATGGGTATTTGTCGTTCGTCCACATATTGAACGGCGCATATAAGACCGAATAGCCGCGCGGTCTGTAGTCCAGCTCGAACAATTCCCGCAGGTGTTCTTCTGCAGCCTTGCCGAACTCTACTGCCGCGTTCCCGTGTAGGTCGTCCGGCTCTCTTCTCCCGGTCTTTTCCCGCCAGAGCTCAACGTTCGATTTCCAGGGGTTTTTCCCGATGATACAAGGACACTCCGAACCGCCGATAAACCCGCGCCGTGCTTCAAGCCACTCGCTTTCCGTGCGAAATGTCCGCATTTCAAAGCCCATGCTCTGTCCTCTCTTTCTCGAACGCTTCGACGAGTCCCTCGTCAAGGATTGCCAGCAGATTGCCGTTGCTGATGATAGCCACAAGACCGCAGCTTGCGTTGTAATTGTCGATTTCCTCGATTGTGGTCTTGTTCATCCTCTCAAAATTTGCCTGTTTCATTGCCTGTTCTCTCCTTTTCTGTTTCCGGCAGCAGGCAAAGCTGCCCGCCGCGTTCTTCCTTTGTCATGTTTTCCCACTTTGCCGCCCGCTCTTTGCTTTCGCGTTCGCAAGTACAGACCTCGCCGGGATCTAAATTTGCGCCGCATTTCGGGCAAATGTTGTAGTAAGCCATTGATTAACCCTCGCGCCGCTTGCGTTCCAAATGCTCTTTGAACTTACGCGCGTCGATGTAATAACGCCCACCCGCTTTAAGCTTGAAAGCGAACCTAGCTCCGCGGCTATTGCACATTTCCCTCACGACCTTTTCGGTAAATCCGTACTTTTCGGCTATTTCGCGGACGCTCCAATACTTTGAAATACTCTCCATTTATGCGCCCCCGTTCTTTTTCTTGATAAGGTCCGAAAGCTGGAATAATACCCGCCGCGTGTGGTCGATCTTGTGCGCGTCGACGTAAATTCGTAAGAGCGTCTCGTTGTTCGTCCGTATGTCCGGCGCGTATTCTTTGGCGTAGCTCTCGGCGTCAAGCTCCAAAAACTCGGAAACGTCGTCCAGAACTCCCGCCACGGCTTCAAACGTGAGCGGCTTTGGTTTAATGTCCTTTTTCATGCTCCGCTCCTTTTCTTGTTCAACTTTGAACTGTCAGCGCAAAAAAATAAACGTGGATATCATCGACGCCGATCTTTAAAAGCTCCGCCGCCTTAAAGATCTCCGTGTCCGTCCATTCGCTTTCGCCGCTAATCTTGCGGGAAAATGTCGGGCGGCTCCATCCCATCGCGTCAATAAATGCCCCGTTACTGCCGAAAATTTCAATTATGCGCCCTTTAAGTTTTGAATAATTGAAAGCCATTTCGCGACCCCCTTTCCTGTTTTGTCTTGTTCAATCTTGAACAATTACACTATAAGTCAACGCAGAAACGTTGTCAAGCGTTTTTGTTCAAGTTTTTATATTTTTGTAAAAAACTCTTTAACATTTGAAATAAACGTGTTATAATCGTTTTACCAAAAGGGGGTGCTAATCATGGTAGAAAAAACCTCAACAACGGCAGAACGCTTGCGCTATATCATTGAAACAGAAAACATAAAGCAAGCGGACATTTTGGAGCGCTGTCTGCCCTATCTTGAACAATTTAAAATCAGAATGAACCGCTCGGACATATCCCAATATGTCGCGGGCAAGGCGACGCCGAAACAAAACAAGCTTTATATTTTGGCGCGGGCTTTGAACGTTTCCGAGGCGTGGCTCATGGGTTACGATGTGGAAAAAGAACGCCAGGAACGCCCGGAACCTGTCTCGCCTGCTGCCGCTTATAAAGTAGAGCTTGAAAAGGTGTCAAAAAACTTTTCGCAGCGGCAAATGCAGCGCTTGCTGGAATACGCGCGAATGCTCGATTTATACAAGGACGGTGATTAAATGAAAAAACGCCTTGAACGCAAGATAACGCTCGGGCGTGATGTAGAAGGGCGCCTTGTCCGGCGCTCGATCTACGCCACGACGAAAGCGGAACTCGAAAAGAAAGCTTTTGCAGCCAAACAGGAATATTTACAAAGCCACGCGGCTCCGGGAAACGATATGTCGTTCGGAACGTTCGCGCGGCAATGGTTACGGACCGCAAAAGCCCACGCCGCAATAAATACGCGGGCAATGTATAACAATGTCATAGAAAAGCATTTACTCCCGGAAATAGCGGACCTTTATTTCTCCGAGATAACGCAAGCGGACCTGCAGCACATTGTCGACGACAATTTCCACAAGCCCGAAACGTGCAACAAAATAAAGCTCACGCTCCGCCAGATATACGCCGCCGCCATTGATAACGAAATAGACGTCCGGCGCGGGGTAAATATAAAAAAGCTTGTGACGCCGCAAAAGCCGAAAAACGAAAAGCGGGCTTTGACGGACCGCGAAAAGGACGCGCTCTTCTCCGCCGATCTTGACGACCGGCAGCGGGCGTTTGTTCTTCTGCTCTACTACTGCGGATTGCGCCGAGAGGAATGTTTGGCGCTGGATGTTTCCGCCTTGGATTTAAAGCGGCGTTTTGTTCATGTGCGGCAAGCCCTTGTGTTCGACGTAAACGCCCCTAAAATCGAACGGACAAAGAATACCTATAGTGTAAGGTCCGTCCCCATCCCCGCGCCGTTTCTGCCCGTTTTACGCGCTTATGTAAAGGACAAACGCGGTCTGTTGTTCTCCATGCCTAACGGGGATCCGATCACGAAGAGCTCGTTCCGCTGTTTCTGGGATAATATCAAGGCGGCGCTTGTGAATGAAACGCCGGACGCCGAAACGCTCACGCCGCACATTTTCCGCCATAACTACGCCACAATGCTCTATTATTCCGACATAAGCCCGAAAAAGGCGGCGGAACTTATGGGACACGCCGATACGACAATGATAAATAGGATTTACGCCCATCTTGACGAAATGAAAGAAAATGCAGCCGAAAAGCTGGACCGCATTTTCGCCTAGTGTCGTATAGGTGTCGTACTGATTTTCGCAAAGCCGCATAAATAAAGGCTTTCAGCGTTTGTATTCTTGACTTTTAATCAAGTTGTCTCGGGTTCGAGTCCCGAGTGGCTCATAGCGCAAAACCCCGAAAAATAAAGGCTTTCGGGGTTTTTCTTTTTCTCTCTTTCTGCGTTCTTCTTGTCCCATCTCGGTGTCGTACTCATTTCTGCAGAAAATCCCGCAACGCTTGATTTCTCTAGGCTTGTGGCTG